AAAAACCGCTTTCGACACCCCCCGCACAGCGTGGCCCTGCGGATGTCGATTCTGCTGGTGCTGCGGTGCTGGCATTCAATCACACTGGTTCCCGCGTTCCGGTGACGATGTAGTCGCCGCCCGCCATTTGGCGGATATCGTACAACCACGCACCAGTATCGCTGCCGTGGCTGAACTTGGCCAGTTCCGTCCCTGATGTGTCGTATTTGGCACACTCCCACGTCCCGGAATTCGCACCTACCACCACAATATCGCCACTGGCATCAACCAGCAGCCTGTTGGCAGATAGAGCAGACGCAAAAGAACTCTGATATGTCCCGCTGCTATCGTACTTGGCAATCGTCGGCGATATCCCCCCCTCGGCTGTCCAGACGTTACCCGACCCATCGACGCCAATTCCAGATATTGTGTTTCCTGAGTTGCTGGCCTTTCGCCACTGCACGACGCCGCTTGTGTTTAGTTTGACCAACTGCTCGGAACTATAACTATTGCCGATGTAAATGTTGTCGCTGCTGTCGGTGGCTACACACTCGCCCCAGTTGGCAGCGTCCGTCGACAGCGGATTCGTTACCCATGACGCAGTGCCGCCCGATGGATATTTTCCAACCCGCTTAAATGACGCTGGTGCTGGAGAGAAGTTCTCGACCGAACCCAGAACGACAATGTCTCCACTTGAGTCGATTGTCACATCGTCAATCCGCCAGTCTAAGTCCGTCTCCCCCCACTGAAACACCTGCGACGAATTGTACTTGCGAATGGTGTCTGAGATGGAACCGCCTGATCCTGTCGACAGTCCGACGATGTAGATATTGTCGGACCCGTCATGGATCGCCATCGAACCGAGGTCGTTGTGCGTGAGCGTCGTTACTTGCTTTGCCCCATTGGATGATGCGTATACCTCGTATACGCCGACCGACGAGAGCGATCGTGCAACCCACGCACCATCCGATGCGTCCAGCGATACTGTAGCGCTGTCTTCGCCGTAGTCTTGATTCCAGACAACCGACAGATCGGATTCGGCGAGGCGTCGCGTCGTCACATGCGTTAGTGCGGCAGTTCCGACAGTACAACACCGCCCGAACGCACAGCCCGGAGTGTAGAGATAGTGCCCCACGTCAGCCCCCTGCGACGATCGTTGTGATTGTGATCGTCGGCGAACTCCCGCCCGTCAGGCTGCTGGTCGACGTCATTTCTGCCACATCTGTATCAGCTAGGTCACCAACAAACTCAACATCAATGTATGAGCCGGGATGAGGACCGCCAAAGCAGACTACATTACCAGCACCAATGTTAGACAAGGCTTCTAGAGCATTTTGAACATTACCAGCGGCAGCATCGTAATCAATATTGCCAGTTGTTTGTCCATCAAAGGTAAGGGTGTATGTACCACCCGTAGGCATACCAGTTATGATGATTCGTTGAATTTCATTACAGCTACATTGAGCAGCTATAACAGACCAACCAATTCCTACTACCCTAGTAGCTAAGCAAAAAGTCCCTGAAGCAATGTCTCCACAGCTACCAAGGACTTCATTAACTGTAACATTGATATCTGTGTCAGACCAAGCATCAGATGCATATTCGTAAAGACTAGCAGTTGCAGAAGCACCAGAAGATAGGGCAGCATCCAACTTTACACGAATTACACGATTAGGTTGGGGGCGATGCTCAGAAGGATGATTTACAATATTTGGAGGTTGTTCATTCAGAACTTTATGCACAACCTCTCTTAGTTGCTCGATAGCCACCGAGCCTAAGACTGCTGGTTTGTCGGTTCCCATGCTTAGCCCCGAACATCACAAAGCAACCTAGACTGTGTCACACAACCAATAACAGCAGTACCTGTTCCAGCATCATCAGCAATAATACCAATACGAATATCAAGCCAATCACCTGCAACAAGACCTGTTGCAGTCACCACAAAATCTCTGTTAGCTAAGGTAGTCGAGTTAATATCAATAGCAGCAGTTGTACAAAGATCAGAACCAACAGTGTTATCCCCTGCAAGTTCATAGACTTCAAGGTCAAGTGTTGCAGAAACATCTGCGATGGTTGTAAGCATGCCCGCTCTGAAACGAAAGTTTACACTTTCTCCATCATCATAGTTCTCAGGAAGTTGTACAGTCGTACGAGCATACCGAGCAGAGGTAAGACTAACACCCTTTACGTCGCCTGTCTGAATAGATGGTGGGGCAGTACCAAACGCACCTGTAGTAACCTCTAGATCATCAGTCGCGGCTGTTCCTGACAAATTAGTATGGCAAGCATTCCATACTTTCCAAGCGTAGAAAGGAATTCCAATTGATGCCAGCGGTGTCTGAGCAAGGTTTGACCTAGCAATATCGGGGGCAATACCACCAGCAGCAGTAAGTGTGCCGCCTACAAAAAGATTACCATCAAATCTGGCTACATTTGTCATCTATATATGCTCCTATTGAAAGAGAGGAAGCAGAACATTAAAGTTCTTTTCTTCTCGTGCTCGGTATTTGAGAAACACATGTTGTGTTGCTGCCCATTCAGGATGAGCTAGTACGCCACCTTCTCCATCAAGAAATGCCGGAGTTGATATAGGCTCTTTGTCCCCATCACTTGTGATTTTGACCGGCTTGTCATTGGCATCAAGCTTCCTAAAACCCCTATCCGCAATCTCTTCATCCCATGTGTCAGGATTGAATTGTAATTTCAGAGAGACTGTACGATAGGAAACTGAGTTACGGGAAGCATGACCTGAGATTTCCACACTTGCTAACAGAGCTACATGAGGACCAATAGTAATTCCGTCTACAACAAATGATGAATTATTAACACTACCTCGATAAGTAAGTAGCCAAGCACTTAATGAGGCAACAGAGGTTACATTCTTAACCGCCGACAAAGTTGGACGGGGAGCATTGATTGTTAGAGGAGGATCAAATCTATCCCCGGCTGAGTTTGCTACTGCTCTGTTTGGTACAAGAGTATCATTATCGTTGTGATCTACAAAAGTTGCCTTCTCGACCACTTCCTGGTAAGAATCAGTTCCCCATGTTAGAACAGCAGCATCATTGGTTGGATCACCAGGGTCTTTACCGCCACTATTACGGTTTGTGTAGGTAGCTACAACATCCCAGACTTTACCATTTCTGGAATCAACTGCAACTTCTACACTGTCACAATAGAGTAAGAGGTCATTTGGGTGTGCTGCTCCGGGAGCAGGTAACTGAGCACTGGCTAACACAACAGAGTGATCATCGTCACGACTGTCTGTAACAACTTGAAAGGTGCGAACAGCACCCTTCTCTCCCTCAATCGTGGCAAGACCATTACGGTCATACCAGCGTTCTGTAACAGTTACTACAGCCATAAATAACCCTAAGAAAAACTAGCAACTTCACGAGTAAGTTGCTTCTTTTGTAGTTCCAGTTGTTTTTTCTCAATCTCTTTGATTTCGTTGTTGATCTTGATCAACTCTTGCTGCTGAGGATTTTTACTCAATACAGTTTGTCTCTTAGCTTGTTCAATAGCTGAGAATGCTTCAACTGATCCTCGTCTAGCAATGCCTACCTGACCATGTTGAGCAAAGGCTTGAGCAGCCTTGGTTTGAGCCTGAAGTTCTTTCTGACGAATAGAAAGAGTTAACTTAGCAAGACGTAGTTTTTTGCTTTCTAGATCAAGAACCTTTTTAGCTGCTTCTTCAGGAGCAAGCTCAGTACGCCTTTTATGCAACTGCTGCAAATCAACTTGATTATGACGAGCAGATGTATTTGCTGTAACAACTTGCTTGTTTATAGCACTAATTTTAGCCTGAATAACAGCCTCTACTTTTTTACTCTTGAGAGACTTATCATTGATTTTACGTTGCCACTGGAGCAACATAACAAGGCGAGTATGTTCTTGGTTTTCAGCCCTTAACGTATTTAAACTATGTTCCCGTTTTTTTATAGCTTTATTAAGAGCAGCTACAGTTTTCTGCTGTAAATCTTGCCTCAGTGTCTCCTCTCGATTTGCATACTCTAAATTGGTACGGTGTTGTTTTTCAAAAGCTTCGATACGATCTATAAAGGGTTGAATCTGTTCTAGTTCTTTTCGTTGCTCCGCCCCAAGTTTCTGCTTACTCAGTATTTTATCAAGCTCAAGGGTCAAGTCTTTTGCCCGTTTCTTCGCATCCTCTATTTGCTTGCCGGACAAAAGACCCTTGCTCTCTTGACGTTGTATCTCCCTATCAAATATGCTAGCTAAAGCTGTTGTGGGTCGAGCTAATGATGATGCAAGGTCTCCCTGTACCCAGAATGATTTGCTACTGGCAATACTAGACTCCTTTAGAGCCTTGTTAATGGTAGCAAGCTGATCCACTAAGAATTTAGCGTCAGACGTTTGAGTCTTCATAGCTTGAGAGATATCTTCAATACCGCCGGTTACACTATCCGATGTGGGACGTCTAAAACTAAAATCAAAATCTAGCATTTTATGAGTGCTAGCAGCAGCCCTTGATAATTGACCAAGGCTAGTCACTACATTCTTAAACGCCTCAGATGATTTGTTTGCACCATCTACCCACTTTATAAATGTTGGACCCAAAGCTACTGCGGCAACACCTACACCTGCAATCACACCTGCCATAGGACTGAGAATAGCTGACAGTTGAGTAAGGTTGTTTGCTGACGCCCGCAGTGCTCCAGACCAACCTTGAGTACCAAACTGAGATGCAAAGTCCTCAGCACCGCGAGAAGCTTCAAGCATAGCCATCATATTTTTACGGCTAGCACGAGTATGTAAATCAGCAGCTTTAGACGCTCTCTTTCCTGCTTTTCCAACATTTGTTACGGCGGCAGCAGTTTTGTTCAAACCTGCAACAGCAGTTTTAGATGTTGTAGTAAGCGGAATATGAATTCCATGAACAGGACCGCCAGCAGCCATTTATTTAACCTTTCGCACTTTCTCTTCTGTTCGCATTTTGTCTAAACGACGAACAGCATCTTTTCTGCGGGCATAAATTACATCTTCGGGGTTACGGTAAGGGATGTAATGATCTGGAGAGACAACTTCTTTACCAACACTACAATTGATCTGGTGAGATATTGTTCTTCCAGTTCTTTCCCAATCATCCCCCCAAGGTTCAATTTTGTAGTACGCTTGGTAGTTAACAAATTCTGCAAGGGAGACCCGACGTTTCGCTTCACCAACAGTACATTGTAAAGCATGAATGGCAATCTTATGCCACCATTGTTCGGTCAGGTCTCCTCTGAGTTTTTTACCGAATCCTCAAGGGATGAGCCAAGCAGCTTGTTACACTCTAAGATTCTGTCGGACAGATTACGCACAAGATACATAGGCATATCCATAAGCCTATCAATATCTTTTTGGAAAATCATACCTTTGTTATCTCGAACAAAGACATGAGCACCTTCCTTAGTGCAGGCAGTGAGAGCAATCCAATATGCAGCACGAATTACCCAGCTACCATTTTCATCTTCGTGCAGGATAGCACGATGCTTGTCCATCTCATCAGCTTTGATTTGACGGATGTAAAGATCATCGGGCCATCCTTCAATACCTGCCTTTACAATGTCTGGATCAACAGCCAACATCTGTTCTTTAAGATTCATTATGCTACCTTACTAAAGATGTTTTTACTCAATTACGTTGATGCTGTGTGAGAAATTGCAGAGTCAATACTGAGCACAATTGATGCAGTCATACGATCATCAATAGGTAATGTTTCATCATAAGATGATACATGACCTGTAAATGCTTTAATTGCTCCTGAACTACCTCCGGCTGGTACAGGATAGGTAATTGTAATTGTGTCCGACACACCAATATAGGTATCAATATTAAAGTTAGGATCATGAACAACCTCAAACTCATATGTTCCTGCGTCAGCAAGATCAGCAGCCATAGATGTTTTAAGTTGACCAGAAGTACCAGCGTGCGTTGTATCAATCCGCTCAATTGTGAGACCAGATCGACCACCACTAATGATATCAAACACAAGTGAGGATTGAGTGGTAAAGGCAAGTGTAGCCCCAAAAAATGTATCAGCCGTTGTCATCTGTCAAACCCCTTCCCAGGATGTTTTCTAGAGCAATTAAGCGACCTTCAAGAGACATGAACATGCCCTGAACAGCCTGCATATCAAGTTCTGACTGATCAGAACTTGTGTAAGGAACACCATTGATTTCAAGAATCTCTAGACATCGAAACTCTTGAATCATACCAGCTTGAGTTCTGGCCTTAACTACAACAACTTGGTCATTCATAACATTACTAAGTGGTTGGCATGTAGTAGTGTAACCGTAATGAAACTAAGCGAGCAGGCAGACCCTCATTTTTGCCCGCAAATGTATTGCTATATCGGTCTGAGATATCAATTATAGTTCCATGTCGAATGTTTAGCAAACCCATTAAGCCCTGATATCCGTCGATAAACAGCAGCCTAATCTTCTCAGCAATCTCAGAACCAGCAGCCTTGGTACTGCCTTCACAGTGCAGAGTGATGTCTGCCTCACTAAGTTGCTGCATCCCAGCCATAGTATGGTCAATTGAATTGCGATCAAGTTCAACCTTAATAAATGATCGACTCGTACCATCTGGGGCCTTATCCGTAAAAATAGCTTCAGGATCAGATAGCAAATCTGTCACTGACTTCTGTGTCTCTAACCAAGCTACAACAGCATCATCTATAATCATGGTCGCTTAGCTGATTTCTTAGGATTGTTGAGTTTAGCAACTTCCTTGGGAATCTGTAGATTGAACTTAGATATAAAACGTCTTTCAATCTGCGTCCGAGTTGAAGCTAAAGCCGTACGCAAAGGAGCACGAGGCTTCAAACCAGGGTGAGGCATAACCTGACCCACACGTAACTTCCCAAGTAACCAGATTTTACTCTTACGTAAGATTTGAGCTTCGGCAGCCCTGGGCTTCTTGATAGGGGTGCCTTTACTTGACATACCAAACTCGATCATGTTGATATGCGGAGCTACTTTACGATCAACACCAACCGAAACCCAAACTGTTAAATCTTTACGATAAATACGGCGAATTTTGGTAATGGAATCTCGTAGATGAGGACGCTTTTTTCCTTTACTGTTTTCCCCAAGACCAACAGGTATTCTTAACTCTGTAACTCGTTTCAATGGCGTCATAGCAAAGAACGCAGCAACACTCATAGCATTAACTAAAGCCTTTGGGGGCAGCTTTAGCAGTTGATCACGAGTTTCTTTTGTGCCCATAACATCAATACGAAGTCCAGCAAGTGTTTGTTTTGGTGCCATTATAGTATCTCAGCACAATCAAAACGAGTATATACAGAGTTGTACAGACCGTAATCCAAAGCTACTGAAATTTCAAATGTACGACGATTGATTTTGATCTGGTCCCGAGAACGAATATCCCGAGTAATCGAATCATTTCTCATCTCAATACGATAAAAGGTAATCTCAGATGTTTGATTGCCTTCTGCTGTCTCAAACCCTCTTTTTGGAATCAACGAGCATCGTCGATTAGCAACTTCATCATAAGAGATGATAGGATTATTACCAGCATCTTTTTGAGAATCATCTCTTCTCAATACAGTACCTACAAACCGCATACTGCCAGACTGACTAACCATAACCCATGTCTTTTTCTGGAGAAAACTAGGAGATTACAGGATTCCAACGCAAGCTGTTAATCATGCTTTGGAGCGAGAAGGGCAGTTCTGATCCCTTACCTACAGGTTCACGGTTCTCGTACCAATGCGAGACAAGCAGAGCAATAGTTTGTTTAATATCTTTCGGAACAGCAGACTGAGCACCATAACCAGCAACATAGGTTACGGTAATGGCAGCGTATTGCTGTCTAATTGTAGGCCAAGATTCACCCCAAGCTGGTTTGATCTTTGCAGGTTCACTGACTAGGTCAGTTTGGTAACTAGAAGAAGACCATGTTTGTGTATCCCCATCATCATCAACATATGCAACTGATGTAATAGATGACACTGGAGCAACAGCCAAGAACAATTCAGCAGGGTTAGAAGGAACAGCATTAAAGTATTGAGCATAGGTAGCAGTAACAAACTGCCTGCTCAATAAGTTCTGAAGAAAGTTGGTAGCTGCTGGAATCAATGCTAGCATCTGCGGATTTTCGTCAGATGTATCTAGGCGTAGATAACGCTTTACATCTGCAATAGTTACTGCATCTGTTGCAGCGGCTGATGTAACTGTGTAGTTTTGCGAAACTATTTCGTAAGTCATATCAAATCACATTGATGACGAAGGTTCCAGACTTGGTATTACCACCACTAGCAATCACAATTTCTACCCGTTCATTGACCAAGACAATTTCGGTCTCAACACCCTCACCAGCGGCAGCATAGAGACTAGCAGCACCAACTAAGTCATGAGTTGGTTGTCGAGGAGCAACAGTTGCAGAAGCGTCCACATTAGATTCTGTCCACAATCCTTGATTAGTGCTCTCTGTAGTGATAGCAAAATCGACCCCAGACGCATAATCAGTCTTCGTATAGATGATTGAATGAATTCTGCCGGTAATCGGAGCAGAGTAAGACGTTGCATCGCCACTGGCATCAGTTGTTGGTGTAACGGAGAACTTTTCAGCGTAACCCATGTTTTTACTCCCAAAAAGGACACCCCTATGTCCTGCACGCAAACAATAGGGGTGTCCCGGTCCAATGGCTTACGTTTCGCGTGCCCAAGTACCAATAACGTTTGTAATATACCAGCCAGCACTGCCATCACCAACAACCTGAAACAGGTCGCCAAGCACATCAGTACCAGCGGTATTGATAGCATCTTTGTCGTCGGCAGCAGTAAACCCATTACCAATAATCTGATCGGCAGCAGCCGGTGAGAGGCTTAGACCAGTTGTTGTGCTAGCAATGCCTGCCAGGACAGTATAGACCAACCCATCTGCTGTTGAAGGCAGAGTGAATGTCAGGTCTACAGCCGTAGAGATGATGAGCTTACCAGAGTCTGCTGCGGTAAGTGTATAGTCAGCACCTTTAGTCAGAACTGGAACTTGACCAAGCATGCTTGAAACATCGTCACCGTTAGTGTTATAGATAGCAGCCCCGTTAACCCACAGGTTACCATCTTGTCCAATAACGATACGACTGGCATGATGACCAGCTTCAATCGTTGCCATAATAAATCTCCTATAGTAAATTGGGTCATTCCCAAGTTGATATCAGGAATGACCCAACCGGGACAAGCAAATTGTACTATAGTTCTTCTCTGATGAAAAGAACTAAATCAGATTACGCAGTGCCCTCAGCAGGACTAATATGCGTCTCAGACAGAGCTACATCAGCACTCTGTGAGATTGCTCGACTATTGGGGCCGTAAAGAATGCCAATCACACCATCAATGACTGCGTTAGCAGTAGCACGATTAACGACTGGTCTCAGATAGCGTTCCAAAGGTCGATAAATATCGATGGCAATCATCAGGTCATCATCAGAATCTGCCAAAGCACCGCTACTGCCACCTTCTAGATCATTGAATGTTGAATCATCAGATGACGTTTCAATATTCATGCTAGTAACTTGTGAGGCGGTCAGCGTACCCAACAGAGCAAGAAACAAGCAGCCGTCAAATCCAGAGTCAGACCCCAGATCAACAGAACTGCCGTTTTGGTCTGATGTGCCAGCAACAACACCATTCATCAGTCGCTCAATACGAACCGATTCAAGCAGAGACGTTCCAAACATAATACCTCCTAAAGTATGTAATTAAGACTTCTTAGGGTAAACGGCGTATCCCCGTTCAACAAAGGTTTCGGCTTCAGACTTAGGTAATTCAACCTCGTCACCAGCATGTCTAGTGCTAATGCCGATCAATCTACCACAAGTGTCCGTTTTGTGAAATCCCACAGAAGTCAAAAGTTTAACAAGTGTTTGCTGTTCTGGCTTCTTCTTTTGCTCTGACATTACATTACCTTCTGTTAAGAGCTATAAAGATGACTTATGCTTGGGTCAGTTTACGAACTACACCATCCCCAGCATCTACGAGATTACCATCGCCACGAACAAAGGCCAAGAAAGCATCCTGATCATTTTCAGCATGCCTCTCAACTAGACGTTGGAAACGAATGGAACGAACTTGACGAATTTTATAGTTACGGAATGCACCAAACAACATCGTAATGTTGGTGGTTGCAATCGTAGACGCCATGGCTTGGTTAATCCAGTAAGGCCAAGTGTTGAGTGTATCTGGAGCACCAGAGTTAGCACCTGATTGCCACAGATAGTCACCCATACCATTCTTGAGCTTACGGAGAGTTTGCAGAATAGCATCGTTGAACATGTAGCCTGTTCCCTGACCAGGAACACGACGAGAAGGATTGAGAGAGTGCTCCAGATCAATAACTTCGTCAAAAACGATGGCAGATGTAGAAGCCGCCGTTACACCAGCCGTTGCAGCCGTGACAACACCACGAGGAGCAACACCAGCACCAGTACCCGTAGTGTAGTTGGTATTCTGGATACGACCAAGCCGCTCACCCAAGAGCGAGCCAACCAAGTTACCCAGATCGAGCATAGAGTCTTCCAGCAATGCCCGTGCAACCTTAATCTCATCAGAGGTAAAGGTATATGCCGACAGAATTGCATCACCAAAAGTAGGTTCAGCAGTTGCTGTAACAGCAGAACCGTCACCAACCAATCGACCAGTATTGCTAGTGTCATCCACAGTTGGGTAGTGAATAGGTTCACCGTTATTCGTACGAATAATATCGGCAGCTTGAGCAACACCAGAAAAATCAAGCATGGCTCGTTCAACAGATGCTACGAAAGATTCACCAGTGATGAATCCACCTTTTGTACCTTGACCACCTGTTAGAGCATTCTGGAGACGATCCCTACGATATTGATTAAAGGCTTGAGTAGTGCTCAACTCAAACACAAAATCTTTACTGTCAAGACGGTTACCAGTAGCAAGAGCAGCTTGACGATGTCGATCCTCAATCCGATGACTGTGTTCGGATGAAGAGTTCATCATCCAGCCTTGGAGAGCCAGCAACTGTTGCTGCTCAAACGTTACTGGCTGGTTACTATTAGGCAGAGGATTCTGAGGCGGCTGGTTGAAGTTCTGAAGCTCAAACCTCGGCATGCTGGAAAGCTGCGTATCAATTGCAGACAGCCGGTTTTGAACAGCCTGAGACTCAGCAATCTTCTTGGTTTCAGCATCCAACGAAACCATATTTTCGTCATAGGCTTTATTCAGTTGATCCCAGGTTTCCTTCCATTCAGGAGATTCAGTACCGTCAGCCGGAAGCTTATCGGCGTGAGCCTTAATCTCATTGTGAAGCTTCAGCCGCAGTTCCTGAAGTTCTTTCAGACGATCCATAGCATATTTCCTAAAAGGATGAAGTTTGTAATCATCGAAGTCAACAATATAGCACGGGTTTTCTTAGCTGTCAAACCGAATGCTGTCATTATCTAATTCGAGACTTCTAAGTCTCATGCTACATTCACGCTTCATCATATTACTAATACTCGACTTAGAGCGATCTTCAGCTTCTTGCTTTTTCTGCTTTTTAGGCCGGGTAATTACACTATCAATGATACCTACTTCTAGTGCTTCTTCTGCTGTTAACGTAGTTCCATCGTGCTTACCAACTAGAAGACTCATAGCCTCTTCCTTATCCAGAGTCGATCTCTGGGAAAGAGTAAGTGCAATCTGCTCATCAAGTGAGTCAAGGATTTCAATCATTGCATCCATCTCATCCCTGTTCCCAAAGGCCCAGCCCATAGCCCTATGAAACATGGTGGATGCGTTGTCAAACATTCTAACGTTGTCACCAGCTAACATGATAATAGCAGCGGCTGAAGCAGCAATACCTTCAACAGTGACATTCACGTTACCACTATGTTGAATAAGCGAGTTATGAATAGTAATCCCATCAAAGGCCAGGCCACCAGGACTATTGATACGAACGTTTACTTCTTTACCTTTATTCTCAGAAAGGAAAGCAGCAACATCTTTAGCCCCAACACCTTCTCCAGTCCAAGGATCATGACCAATTTGTTCAAAGATTACCAAGTCAACAATTTCTTGTTCCGTCTCCTTATTTTTAGACAGAGACACCTGATAAAAGGTTTGTTGGGAAGCGGCCTTATCAATGACATCATTACTCAGAGGCTTAATGTTAAAAAGTCGTTTCTTAGGCATAGTTACATCCTTATAAGCGGAAGCTTGGTTATTCTTCAAATCCGGTAGGAATTTTACGAGCGTTTAAGCAAGCTTCCGCTACTGTACTAAGCAAGCTATCTAATGGAGCATCAAGTGTAGATCGAAACAGGTCATGCAGTGTTTCTACATATACGCTAAGAAGATTGTACCTAGATAAATCAACATCTTCAAACATCAAGTACTGAGAGAAGGGTTCATCAACCCAACCACCATACTCAGCATGACCAGCATTCGCAGCATATTCAGCATCTTGAATAATCAATTCTCGGATATTCTGAGCGTCCTGATCAGGAGTAGTGCCGTCTGTGTCTTCACTGGTGTCATCAGGAACGTCTTTATCGTCTGGTTTAGACTCATCGTTTGACAGCGTATTAGGATTGATAAGCTTATCAGCCAAGGGATCAGAAGATCGATTTCTGCCAATCTCTCTACGCCACTCGTTACCAGTAATTACAAGACTTTTACGTTGAGTATCAAGTAGAGTGTTTTGAGTCTTAGCATCCAAAGAAATCAAAGTCTTTACATCATGCCACACCCCATGTGTTCTACGCTTCTTTTGTGGACTTGTCAAGAACTTGATTGTGGCCTCACCTTTAATTGCAGATAACCAGTGAGTAAGAGTACCAGTATGATAAACAAGCTGTTGATCCTCAACAGATTTGTACTGAACTGTCTCTTTAGCACCAAGCTTGAAAGGTGGAAGATTGAAGTATCTTGCAATCTCCCTAATTTGATCTTCTCTTAATTCATGCATCTGACTCTTTTCAGCGTCCAGCATGGTTTGATGAAACTTGGCTCCGTCTCGTAGCACAATAGTTTTGAACCAATTGTTTCTGCCAGAATACTGCTTACCAAATTTTACTTCCAAGTTATGTGTAGCCTTAGCTGAGAAGTCTGCCGGAACTTCCAGCACACCACCTGCTTGAGCACCATTAGCAAAGAATCGTGATCCAAAGTTCTGAGCAGCTAATGCAAGACCAATAGCATCTCGTGCATTCTCTACCATATCAAGCCCGCCAGATGTATCTATAGAGATACCTTTAAGGTGGTACACTTCATGAGGCAGTAGAGGCTCAAGACGACCATCTATTTCTGTTACATAAAACAAATTACCATGTTCATCTCTGGTGGAATAGGTTCTGTCGGGCAGCAGGTTTGCCAAGCTTAGAATCTTACCTGATGCAGCACGACCTTTACGTTCGATAAACAAATAGCCGTTATTCCACAACAGAGCATGGACAAAGAGTCGACGCCAGAGATCAACCGCAGACATCTCGTCATTAGGCTGAACAGAAATCAGATACTCTACAGCATGTGTAGTATCAATCTCAGCATCACCTTTATTTGCACCCTCAGTCTCTATTCTACGAATATGAATAGGAATAGATGCTAAATCACCGCTGATAACAGACACACCTTGCCATACTGGGGCAGATTTTAAAGAGGATGTGTGGGTGATGCGTTCGCCAGAAGCAGCTTCAGACCCAGAAAAGATGTCGTCCCATGTTGAGGGGTCAGTCAACGACATTGCTGGATTTTCAAGACTTGCGTTGACCACTGATGCTATTGCGTTTGCGAACATTTTTTAGTTCCAGATGTATACCGAATACTGCTAATGAAGCACCAACAAAAAGTAACATGGTGGGCAAATGAATTCGATAAAGTCCCGCACAGAAAACTACATACCCAACAGTTGTTATGAATTCACTAAAATACTTCAATATCATTTTCTTCATAGAATCGACCTAACGGTACAAAGACATCATCTTGATTAAGAGACATCGCTAAGGCCATTGTTAGAGCAACTATACCATCAATTTTATCTTGGCCTGCTTGTTTATCGGGTTTAACATAACCGTTTGAGTCTTCCTTTGCAACAGTATTTGCTGCCATCCATCTTAAAACTTCATCTCCCCCATGCTGGAGGTGCTGAGAGTTAACCAGTTCAACCAATCGTGTCCACGGCTCATGATAGTATCTTGCCCACTGCGGAAAATTCACAACATCATCTTCCATCCATCCGAGCTTCAACAGAGACTGAGCAAACTGAGATGAATTATGTGGGTCTAGAGCAATAGTTAAAACAGGAGAGAATTGATGGTCGTTCTCAATATCTCTGAGAATTCTGTCGTAATCTGTAGCTGACCCAGGAGTCAGTGTAATCAATCCTTTTTGTGCCCAAGTATTATAGCTTTGCAAATCATAGGCTTGTCTAACGTTAGATGCTTCTTCAGGAGCATAGTAACGCACACGAGTATAAAACTTACCATCTAGCCTCCAGACTCTTGCCCAAGCACAAAGGTCTCTCGTAGATGCTAAGTCAATCGCACCCCAGCATGGCTGTCCTTTCAGCCGTTCCTCAAACAGCCTAAGAGTTTCTGTATCTGAGATTGTATCAGGAGCAGCTTCATTACACCGATCCCAATTACGCATCACAATAGCTCTAACAGCCTGCTCCGTAACCTGATTCAGATGTAGCCTACGAACCTTGTTCTCATACTGAGGAGAGTCTTCTGCTTTGGTAAACTCATTAACTAAGTAATCTTCATTGAGAGAGATATTCATGTTGGGGTTGGCCTTCCACCAGATTTTAGGATCAAGCCAATCATCCCCATCATCAATACCTGTCATGTAAACAAAATATGATTCATTAGTTAATGTGTCATTTGGGTCAAGAATCCTACAACAATACTCTCTTTGTTCATACCAGATTGATTGGCGGTTATAACCAGCGGTAGAAATCCAGAGAATCAAAGGATGATCTCTAGCACCAGTAGCCGTTAACAGAACATCCCATAAATCGCGGGTCTTATGAGCATGCAGTTCATCAACAATGCAACGATGGATGTTAAGACCATCCAACGAATTACTATCAGAAGATAAAGATTGAAAAGTACCGGCCAGGGGCAGGAAAGATATTGCATGTCTATGGACCTTGCAAAGCTGCTTTAATTCAGGACCAAGCAAACCCTTGGCATCCTTGAATGCAATGTTAGCCTGATCTTTTTTTGTAGCTGCTGAATAAACCTCTGCTCCATGCTCCCCATCTGCTGTCAATCCTTGAAGACCTATACCAGCAGCTAAAGTAGTTTTACCATTCTTTCTAGGCATCTCAATTCCGGCAGTACGGAATCTGCGATACCCACCTTTACTGCGTGTTTTTTCTAGATACCAACCAAACAGCGGAGCAATAATACAATGCTCCTGCCAATCAGCAAGTGTTAGTTTCTGGTTTGCGAACTTTCCTTTCCAATGCTTCATCAAGGTAAAGAGATGTAGGGTTCTCTCTACCTGATCTTCGTCCCAAGCAAACCCCTTGTTTTTACAGTTCTTCAGATCATCCATACAACGATGTATCTGATTTGTTTCAAGTTGGCCTTTAGGTCGGTCTGCTTTGAGTAACTTGTCAAGAGCTTTAAGTCGTTTATCAATCGCAGACGGTACTTTACGTTTTCTTACCATTGCCTGCTCAATTCAGGTTAAGAGTCCTCATCAACATATCCATCGGAGACTTGTTCTCGGTATTCTCTTGTGAGTAGTTACGCTTACGACTTAGTGGTGTCATCCCAAACTGTCTACTCATCGTAAAGATTTGTTGCCAAGCATTATCTCGAATCCGAATAGCCGGATTTGATTTCTCTGTAATATCTCCCTTAGTAGACATTGAGGTAATCATCAAGCCTTTATCCGCAATGCTTTCTTCAGCTTTCAAGTAGAGAGCAATTGAATCACACAGCAGTCTCAAAGCTACACCATCGAGCAGAGAAACAATATTATACTCTTCCAAGACTACAGATACTTCTCTCCAAGCTGCTTTAGACTTAGGCGATAAGCCTTTTGGCATCGAAGGCATCTTACAAGGAATATCTACGGTATCATGCTTCTTGTTGTCGTAGTAACCACCAAGTTTAGCTCTGTTTGATGTTACAGTATTTGAGCCATCATTCTTTTTCATCTTTATCTCTCAACGGGTATAAGTACAAAACTACCTGCTATTTGAGTTGCCCACTCTAACAAGTCACGAACATCCCTAGATTTATACCGACGAATCAAGGGATCACACTTTACAATCTGTTGAATCTGAGAAAGCTGAAAACTAGTTACACCAAATTCTGGTATGGCTAGTTGGTAATGCCTAAAAGGATTAGATGTTTTTATTGTGTGACACACGTCACAAATAGATTGAAGATTACAAGGATGTAATCTTAGTATGTCTTGTTTTTCTCTGAAGGAAACAATGTGGTCTACCTGTGTAGCAGGCGTGACATGATCAGATCGTTGACATGGTTCACACAGAGGGTTCTTCTTTATGTATGCGTTACGTAATTTAACCCAAGCATAATCATACCCACGTTCATGTCGAGAACCCTTAGCATGGTTGTCCTGCCAAGGCTTTCGAGTTGGTTTTTCCATGTTTGACGGAGAATACCGCTTGGGCGTATTAGGCATTATGCAGCCGTTATTTTAGTTGCGTCCAGAATAATCAAAGCTTGACCAATGTCTCCTGAACCCAGTGTAAAACGGATATGCAGTTCAAATTTTCTGGTGCCAGCCGCAAATGATGTACTAGGAATAGTAAAATCAAAGTTATTACCGTGGCTATTGAGGGTATTACTCAATACATTAGCCACAGTTATAGATGTTTCAGTAACAACTGTAGTGTCGGTAGCTAAATCGATTACCCAGTAATCCATTGATCCAAAGTCAGTGGTTAACAGAGGGGTGTTATCTAGATCACCATCGGTTAATAGACCATGGACACGAGCAGTCCCGTCTTCAAAGATTTCACCGTAGAATGTAGTTGCTCGTGCCATCTTATCGTTCCTGATGTTCCAGAGTATTCATACCAATAACAGATGTTGTGAGAGTATTCATACCAATAACAGATGTTGCGGATGTGTCTAAACCAATGATTCTTGTAGTAGCCTGTTGTAACCGAGGCATTTTTGTACGGGATATAATAGCTGCACCAGTCGCATATCCGCGTGCTACAACCAATGAGATCGTCCCGCTGAACGTCCCGTTCCCGAATCCCCGAGTGACGACAGTGCGAATCGCCATTACGTTGCCCTCGTGATCGATGTCGGACTCGTTCCGTCGTCCAGCGTGAA